GAAAAAACTAATGAAAATTCAGAGGAAGAAGAGAATACAGAACCTCTCGAAAACAAAAAACCAGATATGAAAGAAGTGAATAAAGATTTAAAAGAATTCGATAACCTACAAAAAGAAATTATTACTGGTATGAAAGATATTGGAAGTCTTTTAGATAAAGCAGAAGGATTTATCGAAAAATTCGATAAGTATTCCATAGAAAAAGAAAAAGAAAAAGAAAATAAATAAAGAGATTATTTTATAAAATTACGTATGTATATATTATAAATTAAATTAAAATATATATAAAATGGGTATGTCAATAGAAGATGCCTTCAAAAAATTAGACCCTAAGAATAATGGTATAACAGATGGATTTAACAAAATGGAAGATTTTTTCAAAAAAGTAGGCAGACAATTTGAAGTATTACCAAAACGTTTTAAATTGATATCAAGTGGATTTAATAATATTTTTAAAGGTTTGGGATATACGCTTCAAGATATGTTTACTGGTGTGGGTAAAGGCATGTTAGATATATTTGTATTAACAGAATTGGCATTCGTATGGTTTTTTACTCATATAATGTGTGGTGTAACTTTAGCTACTCGTTTAAATAAATGTTTTTTCTATTATGCGTTAGATTGTATGGGTCAAATATTATATTTACCATTTCGTTTGGCATTTTGGGTGATTAGTATGTTTATGGGAAATCAAATATACAAAACTGAAAAAGCTATATGGGATAAATTAGAATTAGTGGATGGATATTTTTATAACTATTTACAATTTCATATTATGCATTATCCAAAAAATATTAGAGATTGGTGTTATAATTGTAAAAGATTGAAAGGTAATGTATTGACGGATACATCTAATATGATAGCATATGATTTCAATGTTAGATTACCAGGAGAAATGTTGAAAAATAAAGATAGAATGGCAAGAGGTGGAGATGAGATTAATCGTGCTTTTACATCACCGAACCCATAAAATAGTATAATTAGAAAAAATAAAAAAATATAAGCAAAATATATACAATTAAATAGAATATATAAGAATATGCCAAAAAAATGTATTCCTGGTGTAATATGTATTGAAAATATGACATTAGTAGTTTTGATTGTAGCCTTAATAATAATCGGTTATTTATACTATAATTATTTAAAAACTATTAACACGCTCAATAAGAGTGTGGATTCAAATAGAGAAAAAATAATTATTATGTCAAATAATGAACCGGCGTCATTAGGACCTTTAGCTACTATGGCCACTCGAAGTGACCCTTTTAATGACCCATACGCACCACCTTTGAAAGTAAATTCTAGTGGTCTTGGTATGTATATTCCACGTGATTCCGGTGATATTCGTGGAATTCCTGTTAATGTAAAAACAAGGGGATTTGAAACTGGTTATCAACAAGTAGGTATATTGACGAGAATGACCGGGAATAGTGATATGATATTACCGCTAATGGGAAGACAAGCAATGACGGGAAGAGATAAATGGCAATATTATACAATTTCTAATTCAGGCAATCTTAATACTAAATTACCAATTAGTTTAAATGGAAAAAGTTGTACTAGCGAATACGGTTGTGATGATATTAATAATGGAGATGTAGTATATGTAGAAGGTTATAAAGATACTTTTCGTGTAACAATGTATGAAAATAATTTATTTCGTTATATACCATATCTTTAGACAACAATATACACCTTTGAACATTTATACCCGTGAAGATTTAAAATGGGACGCTCTGTAGGAGCGTCATTTGAAATCGCAACTGGTAACTTTGTTGAAGAATTAAATGGTGTCCCATTTGAATTCTTCAACGGTGTAAAATGAAAAAAGTAACTTAATATTTTAGTAATTTTTCATGTTATTTGTATATTATTATACCCATAACAATTTAATATTTTATTATTATAAATAAACTATATACAAAATATATATAATGTCAGTTTTTAAATTAAATGATAATACATTTGTAGCATCAAAACAAGAAAAAATATTATATGATTATCCGACAATTACTATTCAAAAAAGTGAAATAAAAGGACCTCATAATATATCATCACAGAATTACTTTAGTATTCCATATATAAATCAAACGTCTACTCCTAATTTTGAATATACACCTATAAACGCTACTACTCCAGAAACATATGCCGTAAAAAATATATATTTTTTTGGTTTGCTACATAATAATATACAAGATGTTACTACTGGTCGTGATTCAGACCCAAATATAATTGGGGAATTAGTTATAGAACATAGTTCTAACACAACAAGAAAAGTATTATATACTTGTCATTTATTGAAAAAATACAATCCGGGACAAACACAATTAGGAACAGATATAGATACTGTAATTGATTTAATGGATGCTGATGCTATAAATGCATCCATTAATTTGAATAGTTCTATTTCTAAGGCAATTAAGTATATAGTATATGAAGACGGACCAGGTAAATTGATAATGATTAATACTAATCCAATAATGATTGTAGATAATACAACAGCATTCGTTTCTACATACGATACTAAAACAACCCTTTTTGGTATAAACGCACCAAATGTCTATAAAATAATTGATGGAATAAATATTACAATAAGAAAGGAAGAAGATATTTATATTGATTGTAAACCAACCGGTGTATCGGATGAAGAAGTATCTACTTATAATATTCCGTTATTGAGTGAAACATCAAATCAAAAACAAAATTTAGATTTTATGAAAATGACTGTTAATTTTGTTATTTTCATCGTGATATTAATAGTCGCGTCTTTTGGTGTTCCTATTCTATATAAAGCAGTTGTTATAAACAAAGTAATCCAGCTCATCGGTCTGGATGAAAATGGTGAAAAAGAAAAACTTGGTCATATCAGAATAAAAACAATAGATGTTTTTATATTTTTATTTTTTGCGTTATTAATATTATCAATATTTGGTTATGGTAAAGAAAATGGAGATTATAATAGTTTCATGGTTTGTATATTTTTATCAGTATTTTATATTCTTTCGTCGGTATTGATTTCAGTGAAGAAACAAGATGAGAATTATATGACATTTGATAAAAAAAATCTATCTTATCCAATAGAAAAAGACGAAGAAAAAGATGATAATTTGATTAATTCGATTACTCAATATATATCATTTAGTGATTTAGGACAATTTATCGGTGAAACAGCTGGTTTATTTAAAGATAACGTATCGACGATTTTTGGATTTGAATTAATATATTTTATAATCATACTTTCATTAGGATTGACTAATCAATTCAGTCCAAATAAAAAAATAAATCAAAATCTTGCTATAATGTTTGGATTACAAGGAGGAATTATGTTAATCTTTTTAATTTTGATATTTGCGGTCGTTTTCAAAAAAAAATAACCGCATTGTTCCAGAATAGAGATTTCTACTAATATTTGATTTGAATTTTTATATAAATCAAATCAAAAGAAACACGAATCAATTATTATATTGTTTAATAAACAGAAGCACTACCAACGTTCTCTGCTACTGGTTTGAAACTACTATTAGCATATACACTAATATCACTATGACCAATAGGTGCCATCTTTTCAACAACTTCTTCTTCTAATGATGATGACTTTGGTGGGTTCATTACTTTCATATCGGAATCTTTCTTGGTTTGACTAGGTGTATAATTAACCATATTAACACGACCTGGTTTGTTTGAACTACGACGGATTAGTTCATAAGCAACGAATACATAAATAACAGCTACAATAGGATTTACATTGAAAAATAAATAAACAGTGACCATAAAAATGACTAACATACCTAAAGGTGAATCAACTGAACCAGCTAAGAAATTAGGTGTTTGAATAGGTAATACAATATAAACAATAAAAATAACCAATAAAGCAATTTCTAGTTGTGTTAAAGATTTGAAAACATTAGGGACTGAAACAGATTTAAAAATAGTAGGAATCTTCATTTTGTATTTCGTTATATTATAGAATATTATTATATTTTTTCGTTCTATTGAATATAAAATTGAATTAGCCTAAATAAAAATAAAAATAGTAATATCTATAAAGAATGAAATCATCAAACCGAAAATATAATCCAAAGGTTCAACCAAAAACAAAACAAACTATCTCTATACCAAAATTCGTTGTATCAGATGACTATTTGAAAACAGTATGTTCTCAATCTTATCTTGGGAAAAAAGGATATACTATCCCAAAATCCGTATTATCAAAAGAAGACGAAGCATATTTAAAAAAAGAATTATTCGTTAAACCAGAAGTATTTGGAGCGAATTATGGTGCGCCAGTAGAAGCCGCATTTCCCGTTTTTCGAGAAAACAGCAACAAGATATATTTACCTAGATTTTATGGTATAAATCGTTATGGTATGCCTAGTCGTTCAGAAATTGGCACAGGTGATAATATATCGGTAGAATTTACAAAACCATTACGTGATTATCAAGATAAAATCATCGATGTTTATACTAAATATGTAGACGCACCAATTAGTAAAGATGCGGAAGAAAAAGGTGGAGGTGGAATATTAGAAGTGCCTTGTGGACGTGGTAAATGTTTGGGTAAAAATACACCAATTATGATGTATGATGGTACAATAAAGATGGTACAAGATATAGTGGTAGGTGATATAATTATGGGCGATGATTCTAATCCTAGAAATGTTCTCTCATTGGCGAGAGGTCGAGAAATGATGTATAAAATCTCTTATTATGATAATGAATATATTGTAAATGAAAGTCATATTTTATCTTTAAAATTTCCTAAAAATGAATTAATAATTGATTTACCATTAGTCGATTATTTAAATATTTGTAGACAACGAAATAATAATCCAAGTAATACAAATGTCCCCATGTTATTAGGATACCGTGTTCCAATAGTATTTGATAAAACCGACGTTGAAATAGACCCATATATATTAGGATATTGGTTAGGGGGAGATGGTAATTTAGATGAAGAAGTATGTGGAGATGCACACGGTCTTTTAGGATTTTTGGAAAAATACGATTTAAACGATAAAAATAAATATATTCCACATCATTATAAATGTAATTCAATCGAAATACAATTACAATTATTGGCTGGTTTAATTGACTCAGATGGTTATTTCAATATGGATAATTATAAAATAATACAGCGACACAAACAATTATCTCATGATATTTCGTTTTTATGTAGGTCGCTAGGGTTTTGTATAAAAGAACATGTTATTATAGATGTGACTAATGATGTATATTATAAAAATATTATCAATGGCAATGGATTACAATATATACCTGTAAAATATGAACATAAAAAGGCAAAATTCAAATATAGAGTCATCGATACATTGAAATATAAAATAGATGTACAAAGACTCGGGGAAGATGAATATTATGGTTTTGAGATTGATGGTAATCGACGATTCGTACTTGGTGATTTTACAGTTACACATAATACAGTAATGGCTTTGAAAATTATATCGATTTTACAAAAAAAAACCTTGATTATTGTTCATAAGGAATTTCTTATGAATCAATGGATAGAACGTATTCAGGAATTTTTACCAAGTGCTACTGTGGGTAAAATTCAGGGTCCAGCATTTGATGTTGATAAAAAAGATATTGTAATTGGTATGATACAGACACTATATGATAAAGAATACCCAGTTGATACATTTTCGTGTTTTGGACTGACTATCATAGATGAAGTACATCGTATAGGAAGTGAGCAATTTTCAAGGACGTTATTCAAAACGATTACACCTTATATGTTGGGAATATCGGCTACAGTAGACCGTAAAGATAAATTGACGAAAATTTTATATATGTTTATCGGCGATAAAATTTACGCTGAATCACGTGAGGACGATGACCCTGTTTGTGTTCGAGCAATAAATTATCGTACAAATAATACAGAATTCAATATGGTAGATTATGACTTTCGAGGTAATCCGAAATATAGTACTATGATTACAAAATTATGTGAATATGGACCACGTAGTGATTTTATAGTACGTATTATACGCGATTTAATCGAAGAAAATCCAGAAAACCAAATAATGGTATTATGTCATAATCGTTCATTATTGACGTATTTATATGAAGCTGTTAATCATCGTAAAATAGCCTCAATCGGTTATTATGTAGGTGGAATGAAACAAACGAATTTACAAGAAACTGAAACGAAACAAATTGTATTGGCAACTTATGCTATGGCAGCAGAAGCATTGGATATCAAAACATTATCATCTTTGATAATGGTAACACCCAAAACCGATATTACACAATCAGTTGGACGTATATTAAGAGTAAAACATGAAAATCCGATTATAGTTGATATAGTAGATGGTCATGATATTTTTCAAAATCAATGGAATCAACGCAAACGATTTTATAAAAAATGTAATTATCGGATTCGCCAAATAGATTCGGATAACTATAAAAGTATGAATTTGGATTGGAATACAGATACTACCTGGAAACGAGTATTTGAACCAATGAAAAAAGCGACAGAATGTGCTACTTCTGAAGATAGTGACGATAGTAATAATGATAACAGTGTTTTGAATAAAATAGTAAATTCAAAACAAAGTAAATGTTTGTTAGATGTTTCTAAATATAATTTTGATGAAATTGAAAAATAAGAATCTAATAATCTAATAATCTAAACTCTAATAATCTAAACTCTAATAATCTAATAATCTAATAATCTAAACTCTAAAAAAACCAAAATAGTTTTTTACACTTTTTTGCTGTCTTTTTATTGGACTTTTTACTCGATTTCTTTGCTGACTTTTTAGCATTTCGTTTTTTGGCGGTTTTTGATTTTTTACCACCGACTTGTCCACCATGTTGAATTTTATTTTCGAAAATAGTATTACCTACACCAGTTGTATTATCATTAGGTAAAACATTACCTTTGTTGAATGGAATATTAGTTTCACCGTTTCCTGACATATTTATATATATTATGTATATATTTATTGTCTAATTGTTTGATAATTTGGTGAATATAGATTATTTGAATGATTATTTCTATAGTTTGGATTATATGGCTTATTATTTGAATGTGTATTTGAATATCGTTTGAATATTGGTCTTTTATTCGGCATCTCTTTATTATATATATTATCATTTGTATTTTTATCATAATAATCTCTTACCAATTGATTGATATGTACAACTTTGGTTGATTTATCAACCGTGCGTATAGGAGTCCATCGTTTGAATTTACTATTAAATACACATTCTATTAATACACTTTTTTCTAAATCGACATATTTGGTTTCATCCATATTTTGGAAATCATCCTCGTCATCACTTTCCTCTATATAATCCAGATTATCGTTTTCACGAATTTTTCTGAATATTTTATTCATAAATACACTGGTTTTATAATTTGGTATATATGCCATATTATAATACAATAGGGCCTTGTCTTTGCCATAAGCAAACAAATGATAAATATCGTATTGAATATCAGCAGTTACGTGAAATATAGTAGGATATTTATATTGTGGTTTATTATAATCCATAGTGTATTGTATTGTATGGAAAGTATAGTTTTTACTACGAGACTCTTTTACATATTCTGTTGGTATATTTATTAAATTTAATTTTCGATTTATTACAACATTCAAATATGGCATTATCTCATAACATGCCCGATATTGTATATGATGTGTTGTATATGGAATAGTATCATTTATATCTTCTGGTATGGTTATAGGACATTCTGTATTATCCTCTATTTTTGTTTCCCACATAACCGGTAACATAAATATTGTTTCCGTGTTTGTAGTGAATTTTCGATTCGTGTTTTTCATAAAATCTTCCAAACATTCCAATTTTTCAATAAATTTATTTTTTAATAACGAAACCCCCTTATAGTAAAATATATCCTCTATTATAAATACTTGATGCCCAGTTTGTTCATCAATAACGTATGTTCCATATACAACAGTACCTAAAGACAAATCCTCTTTGAAATTGGTTTCGATACGTGTAGTTTTTATTATTTTTTTCTCTTTATTTAATTCTAGAGTATAACATACATCTTCGTCATTATAAAAGGTAAACCAGGCAAACGTTTTTTTACCAATTGGTATAGCAAGACAAATATTATAATTACTAGAAACTTTCTTATGAGAAATTGTCTCATAGGAAAGTTCGAATTTTGGAAATCTTGTCATTAACTGTGTTGTTTGGGATTGACACAGTTCTGTATTCTTACTCATGTGTTTATCCACCGGTTTATAGATTCTAAAGGCGGATTGCTTTTATATGTTTTTTGTATAATATTTATCGGCTGGTATTTGGATAGTGTATTTAGGCGCCGGATACTATTTTATATGTAATAAGGTTGGACTAATTTTCCATTTGCTTATTCATGAATTCCATTAATTCATCATTCATTTTTTGTCTTTCATTTTCTGTTTCAAAAACGGTTTTTTGAGAACCTGTATTATTAGAAAAAGGTTTATATTGTTGTATTTCATCTACTATTCTTTTGTATTTTTCAATTTGAATATTTACTAAATCTTTTGTTTTTTTTGTTGTATATGTATCTTTCAAATAATTCCAAAACCAATGTCCCAATAAAATTATGGATATAGATATTATAATTTTAAATAATATACCCAAAAAAATATTAGTATTTGAGAACATTAACGATATATATGATTTATATATATCGTTTATATGATTATAACGTAGAATTTATTTTTTTCTATGTTGTCGTTTGTATGATTTTTTTGTTTTTCGAGAACCTTTTCGTTGTTTTTTATTGGATTTTTTTGATTTTTTGGACTTTTTGTTTTTTCGAGAACCAGCACCTCGTTGTTCAGCACCTCGTTGTTCAGCATCTGGGTAACAAACTTTGACAGCCCCTGTAAAAAAATTAACGATGCCTGATGTTTTAATACAATTTTTATTTTCAGTTGATTTGTCTGGGTTATCAATATTAACATTTTCGAGAACATCACTATTGGTTTCTTCTGAGTTCTCAATATTAACATTTTCGAGAACAGCATCGCCATCGGTTTCTTCTGAGTTCTCAATATTAGAATTTTCGAGAACAGCATCGCCATCGGTTTCTTCTGAGTTCTCAATATTAGAATTTTCGAGAACAGCATCGCCATCGGTTTCTTCTGAGTTCTCAATATTATCATCATTTTCGAGAACAACCTTTTTGGTTTCTTCTATTGGGTTCTCAATTTCTAATTTTTCATTAACATCGAATTCCATAAAAGCTGAACATAATTCTTTTCTATGAGGAATTGCTTTTTCTAATTGTGCTTCTATATTTTTACCAAATCCTTCTCCTATTTTCTTTCCCATTATTTCTATTTTTTTTATTTCATCTAAATTGCTATCTAAATTGCTATCTAAATTTGAACAAACATCCTTGTATTTATTAATTTCGTTTTTAATGTTCTCGTTTTTATTAATAATATTCTTTATTTGTTTTTTAATTTCTTCCGTAGGCATTTCCGGATTATTTAAAACTTCCTGTATATCTTTATTTTGTACAATATCTAATAAATTGATAAGTTTATCTTTGATTTTAGAAAATGTGTTATATGCTGGCATTATTTTCAAAATATTATTTCCTGGAATTTTATCAGCAGTTTCCAATGTAGTTTTTAAAGCATCAATCGCGCCACCATCACCACCTCGTTGTTTTTTGTTTTTTTTTCCTTTTTTTCCAAAAAAATAACTGCCACTATGTAAAAGAGCGTCATCTAATAATCCAACACCAACCCCTGATATATTGCCTTTTGATAATTTAGAACCAACTTTAACAGCAGAAATAGATTTTTTTCCAAATAACCCTGCTTTGGTGGCGGTTGAAAATGTAACAGCAGGAACAACACCACCATATTTTTTATTTTTTTTATTGTTTTTTTTATAATTACGGTTACGAATATTTCTAGTCATTTTTGATTTTTTTCCATGTTGTTTTCGTGTATATGACATATTTTATGAATCCAATAGTATATAATATAAAAATATTTTATTATATAATTCTAAAAACATCGCGATGCTACTAAATAATAAAAAAACTGATATAAAAATATCATAACAAATCAATACAAGCAATAAAAATGGCGCCATTATCAATATTGATTATAGAAAAAAACGGAACAGTAAAAGAAACAACTATAAAATCGTTCGATGAATCAGACCTATATAAAAAAGCGGGTTTCAAAACAGAAGATGGGTTCAAATGTCATACAACATGGAACATAGAAGAACTTGACGGCGTTTCATACTCAATTTCAGTTTATGGTAAAACAAATGGAAGAGCAAATCAAGAAAACAAATATGAATTTCCACCACCAATTGATAATACATTGTTTTTTGGAAGTTGTGTTATTATAAATAAACGTTCAGACGTCCTTACAAATATTACCTCTAAAGAATGGGATAAAATATATGATCATTTATACGGTGGGTTCGAGGATTTGGGAGAAGAAGATTCGGAAGAAGAATCGGAGGATGACGATGATGATATACCTAGAACAAAATCAGGATACGCAAAAGATGGATTTGTGGTAGATGATGATGCTGATGATGCTGATAATGAATCATCAGAAGAGGTTTCGGATGATAATAATGAGGACGATGAAATTCCCAGAACAAAGAAATCAAAAAATACAAAATCAAAAAAAATAATATTAAAAAGGAAACCGCAATCTAAAACATCAAAACAACCAGACACTTTTACTATTTTCGGAAAAATCATAGGAAAAGCGGCAGTAGCATCCAAGAAAAGTGCCGAAAATCTAACATCACAAGATGAAAATACATTAGAATGTACTAGTGAATTAAGTGAAGAATCGTATATTGAATAAAATCAAGCGCGTTTTTCAATACGATATTTATCTGGCGATTCATCATCGTCAATTACGATATATTTTTCATCGAAATAGGGTTTAAATACTTTGTATATAGTGGAATGTTTCGATTTTGAATAATATTTATATTCTTCTTCTATAGTCATAATCGGGTTTTCAATATAAAAAGGTAAATGCTTACAAGTGAAATTACCTGCCATACGCACAGACCAATTACACCAATATTTTTTATTGATAAGAGCGAACGTAGTATCAATAGGCGCATCATATAATTCATAATTACGGTCATTTATACGATTGAACCAATATTGGTATTCCCAATCATATATTGAACAACCTAACATATAATTACCGGGATACATTTTATCCCGGTCTTCGATTGATATTGCGAAACCTAATTTACCAATTTGGTGTTTATCCGATAAAGTCACCATCTGTTCAATAAAATAAGTAGGTAATTTGGCATTCAGTTCCAAATCGGGGTCAGTTAAAATGAATTTATCAGGTAGTTCATTATACAAATCGGTATTATGGTCAGGTGATATCCATGGACCATTATTATCTCGGTCAATAACCCTATAATAAAGGCGTATTTTTTTCAAATATTTCAATGTACTTGGGTCATCGCTACTATTATTCATAATAATAATATCATTTTTATATTTAGGTTGGATACGATTAATTTGTTCAATCATATTTTGAACATATTTATAGTTATTGAAACAGATAATAATAATAGGAATCATCATAAAATATATATGTATGTTTTTTTATATTGATAAAAAATTGAAATATATAAAGCGTTTTTAATATATTTCAATTATTGATTAGAATGTATAAAATTTCGAATTCCGATAATTTTCGTAATAATATTCGTACAAAAATGTTGACCATTATCGGTGATGATAATCTATCTGTAAATTTAGAAAAAGGAGTTTTTAACTATGCCATAAAAGAGGCAAATAGTAAAAAAATCATCAAAAAATGGGAAAATCCATATTTTGTACAACTCTATTTGGACCGATTACGTAGTCTTTATTTGAATTTAAAAAACGAAGAATTATTATCACAACTAAAAAATAAGGAAATTACTCCACAATCATTAGCTTTTATGACACATCAAGAAATGAATCCAGAACATTGGCGTGTGTTGATTGATAAGAAAATAAAACGTGATGCGAATAAATATACCACAAATATTAAGGCATCAACTGATATGTTTACATGTAAAAAATGTAAATCCAAACGTTGTACCTATTATGAATTACAAACACGTAGTGCGGATGAACCTGCCACAATATTTGTCACCTGTTTAGATTGTGGTAAAAATTGGAAATCATAAAATAATTACTATACACGAAACACACCTAAACCAATAATCATTATAAAAATAGATATTAACAAAGTGTATTTTACTCTAATTGTAAAATTGGCATCAATATAGTTATTATCACATAAAATATTATACAATTTGAATTCCATATAATAATATTTACTTACCATTGACATATTTTCTATTTTTCTTCTACAATAAGGACAATTATAAGGGTTTTTTTTTGAAACAAAATATTCTTTTATACATTTTATACAATAATTATGACCGCAATTTGTAGTGATAATTTCGCTATATAATTTATCTTCTAAACATATAGGGCATTCAATAGTTTCGTTTTTATCTTGTGATGAATAATTAGTGTTTAATATGTATTGTATTTTTTCAGTATTATCGCAATTACAACAAACACAATAAATAGGGCCACTAGTCATATCCATACCATCCATATTATAATAGTATTATATTTTTGGATTATATAGAGCAACGCGTATTTTTTTATTTTTTTCCGTATTTTTTTATTTTTTTCCGTATTTTTTGTAAAAAATTGACGATAATTATAATATTAAACAATATGATATTTATTCTCATTCAGCGTATTTATCTAACCGTTTAAATTATATATTAAATTCGAATTATTCAATCTTTTTAAAACAATAAATCAAATTATATCAAATATGTCAGCTATGTCATTTGTCGATTCTTCAATTAACTCAATGGAAATTACACAAGAACAAGCAAATACAATGGCAAATGTAATCGATTACAATTATCAAGGTTGGGTTCATTTCGATACTAATGCTAGTTGTGTAAAAAGCTATTCAAATGTTTATGCTCCAGAATTTGGCGGTAGTTTAAAGATTACATGTTTGCCTGCCAAATATAGTAACATTGAAACACTACAAGAATTGGTCGAAAATGTTATCCCAATTGGTAAAGTAAATAATATTCGTATTGTAAAAAAAATAGATTCAAAAAACAATCGTACATTTCAAAGCGCATTTATTGATTTCGAACATTGGTATATTAGTGAATCAACTAGATGTCTTTTAATGGAACTATTTAATGTAACTCGTTTTGAAAATGGCGAGCCAACTTATACTCAAAGTATTGAAATTTTTAGCAATGAACAATTCTATTGGGATGAGGCGGAAACCATGAAAATGAAATGTTTATCAGTTCGTTTTGTAAAAAAAGGAATGGATATTCAAGAAAATGTCGCTAAATCAGCATCGGCACAAAAACTAGAACTATCATCCGAACAATGGAATAGTTTATATATTCCTTGCCTACCAAAGGAGATTCTATTTGATACAGATAAAGGCCCATCTTATATTAATGAAAATAGCTTACAGTATTTCATTGAAAAGAACTTACAATTGGGTAAAATTAAAAGAATCGATTTTGTAGATAGGGAAGTAGTTGAAAACGAACAAGCTCTAACAGTAAAAGCAGCTTTTATTCATTTCGAATATTGGAACGATAATAACAACGCCAAGTTCTTACGAAATAAGTTGGACACCGAGGGACAATTTCGTCAAAAAGGATATTATAATGGTAAGAATATGATGTGGTTTTATTCAGAGGAAAATGGCGCAAAAACACCAAGATATTTTGTATTCAAAATCAACTATAAGCCAATTCCAGAAGCAGAAACCGAATTAAATATTCATCAATTAGTAGCAGCAAATAAGAAATTAGAAGAAGTTGTTTTAGAAAAAGATGAACTTATCAAGAAATTAATGGAAGAACTTGATATGTTGAAGCAAAGCTTTGGCATTGAAGATACTAAAGGACCAATGTCAATTGATGAATTAGCAACAGATGGTCAAGAAGTAGAAATCGAATTCGACAATGACGATGATGATGATAATGATACAGTTGATTCTCGATACAACGAATTATCAGGGCAACAACTACGTGATATTTGGTGTGAATTAATGGGAAAACCAACCGGTTTAAAAAGTAGCGGAAGTTTTAATAGTAAATCAAAATTAATAGCTGAAATCATTCGTTTAAAAGAAGAAAAAACAATCGAAGAATTAAATTCAATAAAACAAAATTAATCCACCAAAAACCAGAAAAATCAATAAAAAATATAAAACCGAAACCAATAAAAAATTTATTTGTAAATAAATAAATTTTTTCATGTTTATAAATCGAGTGGGGGTTATAACAATTCTAAATCTTTGAATTTCCAATATTCACACCCGCCATTTGGTAATGGTCTTTTTATAATAAATGGGATTTTTTTTTCTTCGAATTCTTTTAAAGCAATCAAATAACCGTCAATGACACTAGGTTCAACTTCTACGAAAATAGGTGCTCCAGCATTGATTTGTTTTGCGCGTTCGCCCAATATTTTTGCCTTTTCATATCTAGTAATAAAAGGTAATGTTTGATGTAATGGGTCAATAATATTACCATCTCCATCGCGAACAACTCGTGCTAATATTTCTACTTCTGTATAATTATGTGTTTGTAATTCAGGATGGTATTCAGAAATAATATTTTGTTGTGTTTTCTCATCGAATTTCTGTAAATAATTTTCATCATAATCATCCTCATCATCGTCTTCATCATCACTAATATCATCTAAACCATTAAAAGACTGACGAATATTTACGTTTTGTTTTGGTTTATTTTTATTTTCTTCATTTTCTTCAAAAATATCGTCTTCATCTTCAGCTTCGATGTCTTCTTCTTCTGCTAATTCAATTTCATCATCTTCATCATCATTTTCATCTTCATCATCTTCTTCTTCCTCATCATCGTCAGCGTCATTTTTCATCACTTTCGATATTTTATTTCGTATTTGTGCGTCATTTGGTTCTTGATAGTTTTCTTCTTCTGGTTCATCTTGTTCCTCATTAATAGATTCAATATCATCTTCATAATCGTTATCCATTTTATTTAATATATATAATAGGTTCTATATTTCTAAATTTCTTATGTATATTTTTAATTTCAATTTTTTACAATAAAAAATATTACTAATATTATAGAAAATGTATAATAAGGTTATGACTGTTCGTTCGTTTTCCATGTAGTATCACATTCGACACAAATGTACAAATATTTCATGTTATCATCATCATAACGAACATAAATAACTTCTGCTGGATTTTTATATTCTTCATGATTTGTTTTACATTGAACATTTGGACATTTTACATTATAGATACGTGGTAATGTTGGGTCTAATTTGGTATATTGATTAATAATATGATTAAATTTTTGTTCGCCCTTTTTTAATTGAGAATTCAAAACACATACACCTTCTTCTGTAATTGTTTCATCTCTATATTGACAATTGCGACAATAATAAATTAATTTATTTGTATTTTCAGCATCAATACCAATATAATACATGTTATCACATTTGATACAGAATTTCATATTTGAGATTAATTAATATATATTATGGAAATATTATTTATACTTATTATTATCAAAATATAATAATTTATAATAATTATCAATTTTTTCTTGATATTTTATTATGCTAATTATAAACACAAAATTATAGGTATTTTTGTAAAATTCTCCAACTGAAAAAATTGAATTTAAAAAATGGGATAAAAATATCTTTATAATATATCTTATAGCAATGGAGATATCTACGCCCACTGCATCTACACTACTACCATCAACAATTATGAATGTATCATACCGTGACTTCAATGATTTCTTAATGAAACATAATATCAAAAAAGACCAAAGTAGTACAACTACCATAAAATCAATGACAAATACTAGAATAGGAGACCCAAAATCGAATATATACGGTGGGTCTTATCATATTCCAGATTCTGAATATTCTACGTTTTTGTATCTCTATAACAGAGATATTCTTGTTCCAAAGAAAAAGGAATATCTAACAGAAAAACAGTTAGAAAATGACGGACCGATATTAATTGACATTGATTTACGTCACGATTATGACGTAGATGAACGACAATATAGTAAAGAACATATCGATGACCTTTTGGATTCTTATTTAGGTGAATTAAATAAGATATATCAACCTGATGAAAATACAAATATACCAATTTTTGTATTCGAGAAACCGAGTGTAAATCGAATAAATACAGAAAAAGAAAAGAAAACTAAAGATGGTATTCATATTATTATTGGATTAAAAACTGACCGTATTACGCAGATAATGCTTCGTACAAAAATGATAAAAAATACTAGTGAGATGTGGGGTGACCTACCTATTACGAATACATGGGAAGATGTATTTGATGAGGGCATTACCAAAGGTCATGTAAATTGGCAATTGTATGGTTCAAGAAAACCAAATTATGAAAGATATCAATTGACTCGTCTGTTTGAAGTAACATATGACGAATCTGACGGTGAATTTATGCGTAAAGAATTACCAGTTTCTGGATTTGATATTGGAAAAAACATCGAAAAATTATCCGTTCGTTATAAAGGTCATCAATCATTATTTATGAGAAACGATTTCATCAAAGAATATGATGAATTCAAACGTGTCAATCAGATTGGAGGTAATGGAAGTAGATTATCAGCTAGTACTCTAAATAGTAGAGCACAACAACTCGATAATCTAATAGATGATTCAAATGCTATTTCAAAAATTTCGAATGCTGGTGAATTAGAGATGGTATTGAATCATTTCTTAGACAGTGTTAATAATACAACTGAATATGAATTGAGGGACGCGTATGAATATGTAAATATTTTACCTCCATCTTATTATGAAGCAGGGTCTTATCTAAAATGGATACGTGTAGGTTGGGTATTACGTAATACTAGTAATAAATTATTGATTGTATGGATAGCATTCAGTGCGAAAGCAAGTAATTTTGATTATAGAACGATACCAGAATTATGCGAACGATGGCGAAAATTCGATTTACGTAAGCACGATGGTTTATCGAAATTATCATTAATGCGATGGGCAAAAATAGAAAACAAAGAAGCTTTTGAACAAGTTCGTAATAATACAATTGACTTTTATGTAGAAGAAACTATCAATAAACCAATATCTAAAGGAAACGAAAGAAATGGTTGTGGAGATTGGGATTTAGCAAACGTATTATATCAATTATATAAACATGAATTCATATGTGTTAGTGTTAAATCGAATATATGGTATCAATATAAAAATCATCGTTGGGTAGAAATTGATTCTGGTACGACTTTACGTAAAAATATTTCAATTGAATTACGTGACATCTATAATAAAAAATTAATTAGTTTAATGGAAAATATGACAGATGACGGTAATATGCGTGACGAACAACAAACCATAATGCGCGAAGAAACAGCAAAACCAAGAAACGTTCGTATTTTGAATATTTGTCAGCGTTTATCCAATACAAATGATAAGAAAAATATAATGACAGAAGCGAAAGAAATATTTTATGATGGTTCATTTTTGGCAAAATTAGATACAAACCCTTATTTGTTGTGTTTCAAAAATGGTGTTGTCGATTTCAAAGAAAAGATATTTCGCAAAGGCTTACCAGAAGATAATATTTCGATGACTACAAATATCGATTATATTCCAATAAATCCATCCATTCATCAACCAATTATAGATGAATTTACTGATTTTATGAATAAGTTATTTCCTGAACCGGAATTATGTAGATATATGTACGACCATTTGGCATCCGCATTAATTGGTACATCAACGAATCAAACTTTCAATATGTATATAGGTGTTGGACAGAACGGTAAATCCGTCTTGGTAAATTTGATGGAGATTGTTTTGGGTGAATATTCAGGTATTGTTCCACTCACATTAGTAACAGAAAAGCGAAATAAAGTCGGTGGTTTAACTCCAGAAATAGTTGAATTGAAAGGTAAGCGTTATGCTGTTATGCAAGAACCAGAAAAGGGTGAAAAAATGAATGAAGGTATTATGAAACAATTGACCAGTGGAAAAGACCAACTTCAAGGCAGAGCACCTTATATGCCTCAAACAATATCATTTACACCACAATTCAAATTAGTTGTATGTTGTAATAATTTATTAGAAATTAAAAGTAATGACCATGGTACTTGGCGTCGTATTCGTGCGGTTCCATTCAAATCATTATTTACTGAAAATCCGGTTGAAGGTGATAGAGAAAGACCATATCAATTCAAATTAGTCGAAAACATAGATGAAAAATTCGATGATTGGAAAGAAGTTGTCGCAGCACTTTTCGTACAACGTGTATTTGAAACGAATGGAGTAGTTAAAGATTGTGATATCGTATTGGCTAGAAGTAACGAATATCGTCAAAGTCAAGATTATATTTTTGAATTTATTCGCGATTGTGTCATTCGTGCTAGTGATGGACGTATTAAGAAGAATGAATTGAATAATGAATTCTCTACTTGGTATGCTAGTAATTATGGTGGCCGTGGTCCTTCACCAAAAGACTTACATGAATATATGGATAAAGAATTTGGTCGTAATCAGAATTCAATGTGGTCTGGGGTTAAAATCAAGTATGTTAGAGACGAGGTAGATATATCGATTGGTAATACAGATGATGAGGCGGAAGATGATATTGATATGAATAGATTATAAAATCCATAAATACATAAATATAAGTAAATAAATATTTTTTTCATGAAAAATTGATTGATAATTAGATATATGAATATTTGATTATCTGAAAAATGACAATTAAAGTTGTAATCGATTCGTTTTCATTTGAAGAACTAAAACAAATTATTGATTATTATAATAATCATAAGCAACCTGATGAAGAACCGTTAGAAGAACTCAATCGTGCTGAAGGTGGATTCAAAATCCAAATAACTGAACTAAAAAGTATCGATTGTAATGAAAATAAAAAAATCAAACAATTACGTTGGTATAAAAATTCTTTAGTTCCAAATGGAAATCCAAACGGAAATCCAAAAGGAAATATAGGTTTTACAGAAAACGAAGAAAAATTACTATATGAATCAATGGTTCAAATTCTAGGGAGTGAAAACGTAATAATGGAATGATTAACCAGTTTTTACATAAACAGTTCCACTGATTAGTGCTATTGTATAAGACCCCCATGTATAAATAAATTCTTCAATTGTATAAATAATAAAAGGGTATATTATCAATAACACTATGATTACGATTTTTAAATAAATAGACATATTTTTTTGTACAAAAAACAATAATCCAACTAATATGATTATAAATACAAAATAGGCTATTAATAAAATATAATTTATTCCTACAAATGTAGATACTTTTTCATATTGAAAATTTGCTTTTTGGTCATACGTGAAATCACCCGTATTCGCATTTTGTACTTTATCTGCTAATTTTTCATTTTGTTTTTGAATAGAGGTATAATACGTATAATATTTATCATTACTATTGATTATTGTATTTGTTTCTGTGAATTTAAAATCCTGTGCTGCTTTGTTTGAAATACTTACTATAGGGTCTGTTGTTTTCCTTTCGTCTGTTAATTTCTGATTTAAATCATCTATTTCAGCCTGTATTTTTATAATTTCATCTCTTAGTTTAGATATTTCATTATTGTTTTTGGTAATTGTATCCTCTAAAGGTTTCATAGCAGCTCGTTTTGCGTCATCTATCTGTACAGATGTATACATAGAATTTTTTTGTTTTATTAATGCGTCATTCGCCGCGGTCAATACGTCCAATTGAGATTGCTTCTCTTTCAATGTCGCATTCAAAACAGGAATACTTCTTCTTTTCGCATCATTTGAATCTCTTAAATCTGAAGCATAACGTCTTGTTCCAGGACATGGGTCAGGTGGGGGTGCTGGTTTTGCTGACTTATTTCCCATTTTAATATATTTTTATTAATTCTAAAATATAAATATATTATATTTTTGAAACTAGTGATTTTTATTAGTAATTATTATAATAAACATTCGTGTTTATAGTTGAATATGTATATGAACCAGCATCATATAATATTTTTTCTATAGTATAGATAATAAAAGGGTATATTATCAATAACGCTATCATTATAATTCGATAATAAATAGACATATTTCTTTGTACAAAAAATAAAATACCAATTAGAATTATTAGAAATACATAATAAACTATATATAAAACATAATTAATTTTGATAGTATAATCATAACGTTCAATTTGATAAAATGCCTTTTGGTCATATGTTAGATTCTCTGATTTACTAGTAGATGACTTATTTAATAATTTCCCATTCTGTTCTCGAATAGCAACGTAATAATCGTATGTTTTTTCATTACTATCATATACCATATTTGCGTTTTTGTATGTTGAATTATTAATTTCATTTTTTACCAATGGCAAAGATTGGTCGATTATTTTACGTTCTTGATCCAATTGTTTTAATAAATCATCTCTAATACCAATTAATCTATTTTTTTCGGCGGTAAGCGCCGAAATAGTAATCTTATTTGAATCAATTTGGTCTTGTAATGGTTTAATAGCAATAGATACATCACTATCTAATTGAGCTTTTGTAAACATTTTAGAAATTTGACTTTGTAATTCTTGGTTATCTTTTGTATATTTATCAATAGATTTTTGATTAGTATTTATATCTTCATTCAACTTATTAATTTGATTATTTAAATTTCTTTCATCTGGTTTTAGTGTATCGTCAATATACTTTGAAATTTTTGGACAATCTATTGAAGATGTATTTCCCATTATAATTTATTTATTTTAAATATAAATAGATTATATTTTTGAATACCCTATATATTCATTAGGCGAATTAGGTTTTACCATATTACTATTCATTACAAAAGACATGGTTGAGAACTGTTCGCTATCATATTGAGCTGGTGTAGCCAAACTATCAATAGAACCATATTTTCTTAAATAAGCTGTTTCTGAAATACAAAAATTATTACTACTATCCCATTTGGCACCTTCTGAGCAACAAGCTTGTCCCACACAGCTACCTAGATTAATAGAACCCAACAGATTTCCAGCTTTTCCTTCTTCTTTGTTTTTTTTCTCTATTTCAGCTGGTGTTAAGATACTAGGTCCTTGTAAATCCAATTCATTATAATTCAATCTATCTCTTTTATAAATATCCTCTAAAGAAAAATATACACTGAAAAAACAAACTATAAATAAAATAATAGATAATAAATCTAAAATAAAACTTGGTATAAAAGGGAAGTTTCTACCAATCATTAAAATAACTATAAATATTGCTAAAGTGAAAATGACTATTATAATGATTTTTGTATATTGTTCAAACCGTTGTCTATAACTATCATTTAATAATACACCTCTCTTTTTACCTTCTAATGATGTATCGATTTGTTCTTTTTTCATCAATAATCGTTGTTTTTCAGTATCAACTATATTTAACATATCTTGTTGATGGTCTAATGTAGCATTTGTTGATGCGGTTGAATCTTTGAAATTTTTATTTAATTTATCCAATTGACTTTGTATAGCGTTTACTTTACTTCTTAATGCCGGATCTGTTGTACTAATACCTGATATATAATCTTTTTGAATATGAAATATTCCAGATAAATCTAATTGTTGTGGCATTTTTATATATAATTATAATATTATTTTTCATTCTTTTCCAATAATAACCGAAAAAATCAATAGAGTAACTAATGTAATAGACCCTAAAACATAAACCGTATTTATATTACTTACCATACTATCTATATCTTCTATTCTAGCATCTACTACTACTTTACTTTTATTTTCACTATTCAATACATTTCCACTAAAATCATACATGGGATTATTCATCATAATATCTCTTATTCCTGTCTTATTTGTATTTGTTATTGTGTTTATACCATTACCAATTGATTTATATTTTGTATCAACATTCAATAAACTAGTTGAATAATCAGTCGAAACTTGTATCATAGGATTAATTTGTTTCTCGATTACGTCTGTTTTTAATTGTGATGTCGTATATTCTGGTATATTATTCGATGGTGTATAACCATAATCTTCAAAACCTTCTTTTTTATTGCCCCATTTATCGATGTCCAACCATCTAGATAATGTAATAAAACTTTCATTTGTTTTATAGTCAGGATTTGGTGTTAATTCCGTAACACCGTTCAAGTTCCATTGTTTAATAGCAATGTTTTTTGCTGTGGTTGGCATTTCACTAATTACTAATCTAAAATAAGAATATGCTTTTGTTGAATTAATATTATATACACGTGATGGTTTAGAATTTAATACAGGTGTTTTTACATTTTGTTGGTCTACGTATTCCCATACATTACCATCATTTGAACCCAGTATAGCAAATCTTTTTGGGAATGTAGAATTCACAGTAAAATTTAATGTTTTAATCGTATAATTATACAAGAAAATACTATAAGGTAATTGTATTTGTAACCATTCACCTAAAAGTGATACAGTGCCCACCGGTGTAGTCCATGTATTTGTTTGTGAACCGCCACCTTGATATGTCGATGGATTTTTTCCATTAAATGGGTCAGTGCTATATGTAGGATATTTTTTATTTATATCGGAAGAAGTTCCATTATAATCACATTGCCAAAAATTAGCATCACTTCCATTAAAAGCCATAAAAGGTAATGTGCTACTACTCGCATATGATGATGCTGTCACTTTATAACTACCATTTGGTGTATATTTATCTATCCCTTTGTTATCGATACCAGTAATTTCAGTAGTCTCTGCTAATAATACTTTATTATTAGGCAAAGGAGTTATTTGTATAATATTTGAATTCGGCATATAGAATATATTTATATATATTACACCGACCGAAAAGAAAAATGAGACAAAATTATAAAAAATAAAATTATCAATCATTCTCTTCTATATAGTTGGGTAAAAGCACCTTTTCAGGCTTTAGCACACTTGACAACCTCCACTTTCGTTTCGGTGGTTGATGCTATTCTTTCAAGTTTGTATTCTCTCCTAAATCTTTCAGGTCTTTTTCCTGTTTTTTTGTAGTAGTTGAATACATAACGGATATTCTTACATCCGTTCTTATCACGATTGATACACCCTTTCCTGTTGTTTTCCATTTGATATGTTAGGATAGAGTGGATTTTTCTATCTTCGCCTTTCTTATCAGGCAAATATAGATTTTTACAAAGGTCTTTTGTTTTATAGGATAAACATGATGTTCTAAACTCATCAATATTATATACTTTGAAACGCTCCTTTAATTTTCGTTTCAATGATAAGTTTGGAGTGGAGATAAAGTTTCTCATTTGCTTCCCTATACTCCAGTCTCCTATGATAATTGAATGGTTTTTACTATACTTTTTCTCAATCATATTCAACATGTTATCTTCACTTCGCTTCTTATTGATGAAAGCATACCATTTGTATTTACGAAATTGAATATTTTGATATAATGGAACTACTATTTCATTTACTTCCAGTTTCTTTGCTATATATTCATTGAACTTATCCATATTACAACTTTTAGAGTTATATTTATTCAGGGTTTCTTCAGTTTCTGTAATGTGGATTTTGTCCTTGTAATTTTTTAGTAAGCGTTGGTATTTCATTCGCTTTGTTTCTTTCATACGCATACCATTTGTATAAGAACAAAACTTCCCTTTATCATCCATCATCGTAAATAACGACCTTTTTCCAGGGTCAATAAAAATATGTTTTCCCTTCAAAGCTTCCATTGGTAATTCATCAATATACGGAAACTCTAGTAAGTCTTCGGCTATTTCTGTTTTCTTTGATGGATTTTCTTTGCGTTGTTTTCGTAATAGTTTCGTAAGTTCTTTTTGTTGTTCTTTCTTTTCTTCTTTGCGGTTTTCTTTTTTTTCTTTGGTAAGACCTTGTAATGCTTTTTTTCCTTGTTTTTTCTTATCTTTCTTTTGTTGTTCTTCTTCGATATAATCCTTATGAATAAATCGCAAAGAAGTAGCATACCCATCTGTAATAATCGTATAATCAAACTGGTAATTTTTGCGTGTTTGTTTCACATCCCATAAATAATCCCAGATAAACTCCTTGTTTTCTTCCAGACAATTATTCAGGTTTCCAGAAGTAGCAGTCATTATTTTACCATCTTTTACAGGAAACTTACATATTTTGAGTAGTTTTTCATCATGTTTTGTATCTACAAATAATTCCACCATCGCCTTTGTATCCACTTGAATATGTCTTGGAACAGCGTTAGTTTGAATTGGAAAAAATTGGAATGCCTTTGCTTCTAATGTTTCAAGTTCTAAACACATAAAAATCATATGTTTTAGATATTTGTATGGTTCGCAACATACATCATAATAATAAGTGGTATCATACTCTTTTGGAACGATTTTGTATCTGGTTTCATTTATCCATGTATGGTATTTTTCATCACATAACAAAGTATTATTCAGTATATCATTTTTCACAACACGAAGTTCTTTGAAGAGTTGTTTTTTGAATACTTTATTGGTAATTTCTTCCTTGTAAATTGCCTTGAAATAAGAATTGATAAACCGATTTACATAATCAAAAAAGTGTATTTTAATGTTATTGGTAATAGATGTTAGCATAGTAGTAGCATAATAATCTAATATAGAAGATAGGTTTTTTCCATCCTCTAATGAAAAATCATATAAGGATTGAAACTCTTGTAGTAAAAGTTGATTATTACCTTTTGGTTTTGGACCAGAGGAAGGTTTCAATACAGATTTCATCGCCATAGAAATAGTATCAATTGTAATTTCAGGAATAACAATATCATTATGGTATTTTTGTAAAACCCATAATCGTAATAACAAATACGACTTAGAAGTGATTTTGTTTGCTCGAGAAATAGCATCTTGTAAAATAATCATATTTCGTTCAGCAATGTTCTTATCCTCATGTAAAATAGCAGTAATAGGAACTTTGAAACATCTGTATTTATCAGGATTGTCCTGTAGTTTCTTCTTTTTTACCATTCTATATATTACCTAAATATTTTATTTTTAAATACATTTAATTAAATGTATTTAATTTTTCCTAAATATTATCAGTATTTTCTTTTTCTTTTTGTAATTTTTCTTTTCGTTTTAAATATGCCCTTCTTCTATATTCTTTTAATTTGTCTGGGTTTTCTTCTTTGAGTTTAGTTAAATGTATATTTCCCTTCTCCTTAATTATTTCTTTATTTTTTTCATAGTATTCTTTATGACCTTTACTATTTGTATATTTTTTTAAATGTTGTTCCAGTTCATTTATCCGTTGTTTCAATTTATCATTTTCATTTTTTAAATCGTCATTATTTTCCATTTACAATATATTCCTAAATATTTTTAAATAATTTTATATATATGTATTATGTCGCATCACAACGAAGATTATAAAGAAGTTGCTGTAAAACATTATTTAGAAGGAAAAGATGATATGCGTGATACATGTAAGTTATTCAAATGTAAATATCAATCATTATCGAGATGGATAAAACAATATAACAAAACTGGAAATGTAAATAGAAAAACACGCAAAAATCACAATATAAAAATTACTCCTAAAATAGAAAGGTTTGTGAAAGATTATGTTAGAAAATACAATACGACTACATTATGGGAATTATCCAAATTAGTATATAATGAGTTTAATGTGCGTTTAACATCTATGTCTATCCATAATATACTTACAAATAACAAAATAACACGCAAACGATTACGAAATAAATATTATCCTGAAAAAAGAGAAGGTCAAGAAAAAGAAGATTTACAGATATTTTACAACACATTACACACTAAATATGATTATTCAAAAACTATATGATTAGATGAAACATCTATTTATTTGAATATGACCCTAACATATGGTAGAAGTAGAAGTGGAACACGAGTTATAAAGAAAACCAATAAATATCCATACAAGCGTTATAATTTATTATGTGCTATTAGTGCTGATAAAGTAGTGGGGTGGAAATTATATCCAGAGCGAAAAGGTGGAGTAAAAACAACAGATATATTAGAGTTTTATGACGAGTTTATTCATTCCAAATATAAAAATCATTTAGTCATTATGGATAATGCGGTTATTCATAAATCAAAACTAATACGAGAAAAAATAGAAGACGACCATAACCATTTATTATATAGCATTCCATATCATCCAGAAACCAACGCAATTGAGGAATATTTTAGTCAGTTAAAGCATTATGTAAAAAAAGAAAGCCCAAATACTTATGACGATATTTATAAGGTAATTACAGATATAATAGAGAAGAAAATAACAAAGGAACATTTAACAAATTACTTGAAACATAGTTATAAAATATATAAATCATAACTGCGTTTTGTCTCATTTTTCTTTTTAGTCGGTTAATATATTCTATATCGATAAAAATCTATACTCTTTGAAAAATATAATATAACATCGACGTAACTAAAACAGTTAACATCAATCCAGAATAAATAGTGGAATCAAATCTGTTTTTATATTCAGCGCTAATTGAATCCTTGTTAGAATTCAATTCTTTTAATTTCGTATCTAATTCATTTCTTAAATTCAAAATTTCATCATTATATGTATTTTTTATATAAGAATGCGAACTATCATAAACAGCATAACTAATATTATTGGATAATTTAGTATTCGATACATCTAAAATACTCCCATAAACGTTTTCTCCCTTACTTGTTTCAACTAATATTTTACTATATGCTGTTTGTATAGTATTATAACTTAAATCTATAGCGCTACACATAAGTTTGTTGTTAGGGTTCATAGTAGAGTCGTTACATGTTACATATCTTGCGTATTTTTTATTAAAATCGATTATTTGGTCTAAAAGAATAGATTCCGCCTCTAATGTTGTTAAACCTTCTATTTCATTCATTTATATATATGTATCTCTTATATATAAATTATTTACATAAATAAAATACATTTTTGATATTTATATTTTTGGGACCCTAAAATAATAACTTAATCCAATTAAAAAAACAATACCTACTCCTAAATTAATGGTTTTTAATACTTCTTTGTTATAATACTCTTTTGTGTTTAAATATTTCTCATATGAAGTATTTTGTAAAGAAATGATTTTGTTATTAGATTCAAAATTGGTTTTGTTAATACATAATTCTTTATCAATACAATCTTGTAAATTATTAGAAAAATTATTTGTATTACATTTATTATCCCAACTAGCGTCATTTGGATTTAACGTATCACATCTTCCTTTACTAGGCATCTTATTGTTTTTTTCAGCTTCCGAATAAAAAAAATCGTTTCCATAATAAGAAATATCTATTTTTGTTGTCATATGTTATTATATAATTATTATATTATATTTTATTCTAAACACATACCCTATAATAATCATAAAACATAGCGGTAGCACTATCACGGCGAAATTTACATACCTGTCCCGGTCTTAGACAAATTGCCAATGCTTGAGGGTCAAATCTAGAAATTTCTGGTAATTGTTTCAGTTCTTTGATATTATATTGTTTTTTTAATTCTTCTACTTCGGCGGAATCTAGAATTGTACATTCAGGTACTAATGTGTGTTTTAAAATATTAAACTGTAATCTACGAATATTATGAATCACAACGAATATTCCATCGTGGTCAAATAGATACTTTAATTTTGTAATAATAGTATCGTTTGGTTCATCTTCTGTAATTATAATCAATGTGTCTTCTTTTGTTAATACATTATCAATAACATATAAATCTTCGATTATTTCGTCTAAATTCTGTGGTCGAATTTGTTTTGCTGTTAAATAGTATTTTATGTAGGTTTTTCTATTTTTATCAAATGTATGTGTTAATAACATATCCAATTGTGAATTATTATACATGGCGTCAATTTCATTGATTCCAAAATTTTCATATTCAGAAACTTCACATTCTGAAGATAATAAATCTAGAATCGTTTTTCTTGATTTATAAATACTTAAAATACGATTACTATTAGATGACATTATATATTTTACGGTGATACTTTTAATTATATTTTTCGTTTAATTTATTTCAATTTTTTATTTCTAATAATTATAGAATGTTAGATATTATAACGATTATCAAAATAATATACTGTATTGACGCTGCTTTATTGTTTATTACTTTCAAATATTATGTATTTGCGCCTCCTTATGTGGAGGATTCATTGACGGAATAATAATTTATGTTTTATTTTTTCCTTTTGTTTTCTGATTACGTTTTTTTATGTTGCTTTTTTTTATTTTTATTTTTCTTGTTCTTTTCTTTAGTTTTTTTCCGCCATTTTGGTTTTCAAATTTTGTATTATTATCTATAATTGTTTTTTTCAAAATTCTATCATATTTTATTATAAGCGATATTTTATCAATTAATTCTTTTACAAATTTTGATTGGTCATGATTATTTATTGATGGAACAATTTTGTTAAAATAATCTTTTGTAAGCAAATTGATATCTATTTCAGGAAAAAATTTTTTACTATTTGATTCTAATAATTCAAAATTTTTATTTATTTTTTCTAATTCCATTTTGATATAATTATCATCATTATTAGCATTATTCTTATTTTTTTCTGAAAATTCCTTTATTGAAATATTTTTACATAAATCTAATAACTCATTTAATGGTGTATTTCGATATTTTTCATTGTATAATTTTTCATTTTTATAATTACTTGAAAAAAAACCGAGAGAATTATACCAAGATTCTCCTTTTGTTAATATTTTTAAAATTGCTAAATCAATATCAGAATCATAAATTTTTATATCTGAAGAATCAACTAGTGTAATATAATTTATATTTTCAATTGAATTCGCTAATTCGTCTATTTTACTCAATAATGAAGAACCTGTATTTTTACCGCATTTTGATATTGATGAAATATAAATATGGTTTTCATTAATCGTTATGGAAAAACAAAAATCGTTATTTTCTTTTTCTGTTACATAATAATCATCATTTTTATATTTTATGTCATATAAATCAGGCATAAAAATATTATCAATAATAGTTCTTATTAAATTATTTTCCATTATATTATAAATTTTTTATAATATAATTATAGAAAAATTTTTATCCTTTTTTGATTATTACCATTCCTCCTTTTGAAAAATCAGGTTCATTTGATGGTTTATTACTTTCTTTAACTGTTTCTGTATTTAAATTAGGATTTACTTTAATAGTAGGAACATCATTATTCATTTTAATTCCAAATGATTCATTTATAGTACTAGTTGGTTCTGTACTCATATTCATAGCGTCATTTTTATTATCATTTGTTGAAAAGTCATTTCCACTTACTACTTTTATATTGATTGGTGGATATGGTATCATTGGTTGTGTAGGATAATTTACTTGGTCGTACGAATTATATAATCCAGCAGTAGGTTGTAAAGGTTCATTAAAAAGAGACGCATCAACGATTTCGTTTGGTCGATAAATATCACTAGGTAAAACTACTTGTATTGTATCATTTATATCTAAATGTTCATTCGTATTTGCTTGGATAGTTATGAATTGGTTACCGATATCAGTGATTCGCCATAATCTTTTTGGACTATTATCACCTCTATAATATACTAGTTCTCCAATATTATAATTTATACTATCATTTATATTGGTATCAAATCCACCAACCATTTTGTTCTCATTCTCAAAAGGGTTATATGGAGGTGAAGATGTAGATGTAGGTGTTTCTGGACCCTCATATGCTGGAGATGTTTCAGGGTATGGTGGAGAATATGGAGAGGTAGGATTTTCGTATGCAGGAGATGTCTCTGGATATGGTGGTGATATTTCTTCTGAGGGAGAGAAATCGGGTGATGTAGGAATATTCTCCGCAATACTTACCGGTGTATTAAGTGCGTCACTACCACTTTTAGATATCGATTGTTTAATTTGATTGATAATATCTTTGGGTTCTATTTTGTCATTTGATGTCAATAAATTGATGTTTTTCGAAAAACTCATGTTCTCTAATTGTTGAATATTATCTTCTGTAATAATTCTCATTTGAACATTGATAGTTTGTAATTCTTGTATTAATAGTTTCAAAGAATATGGTACGCTAATAATACTGAAACTACGACCATACTTTGTAATGTTCTCAATATGTGTTTCATTACCATCCATAGAAGTAATAAATTTTATTGGACCATCCGCCATTGGACTCATGAAAACGTTTTTAGATGGATTATAAATAGCAACTAAACCTGTTGTATTACATATTGCCAATTTATATTTATCACCTCTTTCCATCAATGATTCACGTAAAAATTCAGCCGCACCATGTGATATTACTGAATCACGTTCCATTTCACCAATACGTAAACCACCATCATTCGCACGACCACCGACTGTTTGGCGTGTCAAGGCAGAACGTGGTCCTAACGCACGATAATTGATTTTATCTTTTACCATATGTTTCAAACGCATATAATAATTAGGACCGATGAATATTTCAGTTTCGATTTGTTCTCCAGTCATACCGTTATATAATATTTCATTTCCACTAGAATGATATCCAACTTTCGTTAGTATTTCACCAAAAACACCTATTTTAGAACCACGATTATTAAAAGCGGTACAATCAGCATAACCACCATACATAGCAGATGCTTTACCAACAATGGTCTCGACTAATTGACCAATAGTCATACGACTAGGAATGGCATGAGGATTAATAATAATATCTGGACGAATACCATCTTTTGTAAAAGGCATATCACGCTCGGGTACAACCAAACCCACAGTTCCTTTTTGCCCGCTTCGAGCCGCCATTTTATCACCAATATTTGGAATACGTTCTTCTCGAATACGAATCTTGGCTATACGATTTCCTTCCTCACCATCTGTAATAAATGATTTATCTACAATACCTAATTGACCTTTCTTTGGTGTTTTTGACATATCTATTTTAGTATCTTTCATATTTGAATTTGTTACAGTTAAACCAATTAAAACTGTTTTATCATCTACTGGTGTATTTTCACGAATTAAACCATATTTATCTAATTTGCTGTAATCGTATCCTGGTTTTGTGCCAATTACAGTGGATTCTGAATCAATATTTGTAAAAATCTTTTCTGTAGTTCCGTCACCTGATTTACTTTTTTCTTCGTGTGTTTCGTATGTAGTATAGTATGTAGTTCTAAACAAACCGCGTTTCAAAGCACCCTCATTTATTAAAATTGCGTCCTCTACGTTATAACCTGTATAACACATAATAGCAACAATCGTGTTCTCACCATATGTATTTTCTTCATGATTGATATGTTCCAAATATCTAGATTTTACCAAAGGAACTTGTCCATTTACTAAAACAACAGCTGTTTTATCCATACGGACTTGATGATTGGTATGATACATCGAACATGCTTGCTTACTTTGACCACATGAAAAAGAATTACGTGTAGCTGGATTGTTCTCGGGAAAAATACCAATATTACACATCATACCAAATATAAGGGATTCATGGATTTCCATATGAGTATGTTTTCTCTTTGAATCTTTTGTCAAATCCTCTTTATTCATAGCAATCAAAGCATTTTCGGCTTCATTTGTATCTAAATAATCCAAAATGGCTTTTCCTTCTAAAAATTTATTTAGTTTTGCTGGATTCGATTCCTCGGTTATGTTTTTATATAATTCAGCCAATTGATACATTTTATAATCATTTGGATTAAAGTTCTCGATTTTCTTTTCATTAAACCCGGAAATTAAATCATTCCATGTAAAATCATTTTCATCCAACCGGTCTTTTACAAATTTATTATCAAACGACATTTTACCAGTTTCGGTATCACGGTAAAAAATAGGACGACATAAACGACCGGCATCAGTATAAATGAAAACAGTATTTTGTTTGATATCAAAAGTTACACTAGTATAAATAGGCAATAGAGCATTACGACGAAATAATCTTATTTTTTCAACAGATTCAAATGGAGTAGTAATCGAACCTGCCCATAAACCATTAATCATTACTTTTGTCATTGTCGATAGTATCTTTGGAGTACAATCTTCTACTAATTTCATATCGATATTTTCACGTAACCATTTAATCATAGGTTCTCTAGATACTCCTTGAGTAACATATGCTGAAATAGACATATGTTTATGGATACCAATATTTCCACCATCTGGTGTATCGATAGGGTCAAACAAACCCCATTGTGTATTATGTAAAACACGTGGCCCTACCAATTTAACACTAGCATCTAAAGGTAGATTGGTTTTACGTAGATGACTCAACGCAGAATTATGGGAAAGACGATTTAGGTCTTGGACAACACCTACCCGTTTTGTATGTGTAAAAGCACCCCAATTTCCTTTGAAAGCTTTTTTGAAACCAGCTTCTAATGAACGTTCTCCAAAAAATGCTTTATAATTTTCATCAATTAATCCATAAAGATTATTCTCGTATAGATTTCTATTATAGGTAATTTTAGACTCAAATGCTAAATGTATTTGTCGTTGTTGAATAGTATAATATTCTCTAAACAAATCGTACATTAATGACCCTACTAATTCTATTCTTTTAAATTTGAAATTGTCACGGTCAGTTGGGACTTCCAAACCAGTATAAACTGATAAAAGTTTAAAGACAATATGACCTAAATAATATGCTTTTTGAATATAATTCGTTTCACCAACATGAGGTAAAAAATAATCTGATAATATTTCCAAAGCATATGGCACAGTTTTTCGTTTTGTTAATGTAGCAATATATTTAAGAGCAGTTCGTTGTGTCATAATTCCTCCAGCATCATGAACTGATGGTGCGAATATATCAATCATCGATTCATATTTATCTAAGTCTAATAAACACATTGTAATAATCTGCTTATCACTAATTATACCTAAGGCACGAAACACAATAAATAACGGAACTGGCTTACGAACATTAGGAATATTCACTACAATATTTTGGTTAGAATACGATGCGGTAGGTGCCATTATTTTTACAGATAATGTTCGAATTGGTTTTGCTACATTTTCAGAAACCGACCGGATTTCGGCTGAATATAAACTAATATCATCGTTTGATTTACGGATATAAAGCATATTATCACCGAATTTTTCTTGTGAAACTACCGTTTTCTCTTTACCATCGATGATAAAATAACCACCAACATCATTACGACATTCACCCATTGTATGTCGAACCTCACGAGGCAGACCAGATAAAATACAATATTCAGATTGTACCATAATTGGGAATTTTCCCAAAAATATCTTTTCCAACGTAAGTGTTCTCGTTTGCCTGTTTGAACCAGTCAATGATTTTTCAGTAGCTTCTCTTAGCAAACCCATTTCCATTGGACTTAACTCTAAATCAATTCTCCGTTTAGGTTTATTCTTACGTTTTACAGCTCCACCAAGTATTTCTTTATCGGCAATATCCATTTTACTATAATCGATAGGTTTTTCTTCATTTTCTGGATTTCTTTTGAAATTTACAAACTCACTATAAGCATTTTCACCATTTCCACCAATGTTCTCAATACCAACTATATTTGGTAATTCATTTTTATCTAAAATATCTACGAATTCAATATCTACATCATAATGAATTGTCATTCCATAAGTCATATTTCGAAGACGAGCTTCATTAGGATACATATAGTGAGAATTATCATTATCATCATAAATAATAGGTTTTCCAAAATATATTTTATCACCTTCTTTTCCGCCAAAATACATTATACATTGAGAACGATAATCGTTTAAATTATCATCAAAACGTGTTGAAATGCGAATAGGATTCTTTTCTTTAAATATTTGAAAAATACCATTCTTAAAAAAATCATTATAAGATTCTATATGGTGTCTTACTAAACATTGTGGATTATCTTCAAAATATTTATCGATAATTTTCCATATAGTAGAATTTTCCATTGAGAACTTTGTATATAAAATATACAATATATTTTATGTCGTTTTTTATTTATGTTGATTTGTAGTTTTTTATCAAGATTATTATATAGAAAAATGATTGATATCAAAACATGGGTAAACAATAAATTAAACGACCAAGATTTTATGCAAAAAGTAAATGTAACTACTACTGTTTGTTTCGAATTATATCGTTCTATTATATCATCATTTTTGATAATTTTTGTTCCACAGAAATGCGAAGACCATTTATGTAGTATAAAAGAGAACCTAGAATTAGATAATGAATTATATAGTAGTGGATTAGTTGTAAATTTTTTTACAATGTTCTTATTAGTGATTTTATATTATACTGAAGTAAAACGTGAAAATAAACTGATAACCTATTTAGAAGTTAATAAGAGCAAAGCATTTGATAATGATTCGGTTTGTGTCGCACTCGAAAATATAGCCAGTGAAAGACGCGATTCAATATATTTTTGGGATAAATGTTATCAAATATGTGGATATACTACAATTGGGGTTTTTATGGTGAATGCTATATTGAGTGGAATTGTTATTTATAATTATTATCTAGATGATAGAACAACTACTACTTTTGTTACTAATATTCTGTTTATGGCTATGAAATTGATGGACGTACAAAACACAGTCAATAGTGAAAAAAATATTTTTTATTCGGCATATTTGAAAACAAAAATACAATATAACGATGTTGACCCTGATAAGATGTTGATAAATGAGCCAGATGATTATATTGAACTCATTAAATTAGAAGACAATGTAAATTCAGATAGTATAGGTATCGAAAATAAAGATAATAATTTAGAATCCGTATTGGAATTTGAATATAATCTTGAAACAGAAACAGAAATTGTAATCAAAGAATTACAAGTATGATTTTTTATATTTAGAAAAAAAGATTTAGGAACAATAAAATTATAGTAATCATATAAATCAAAAAAATATCTTTTTATAATTTATATTTAAATATGAACTACATCGATACCCTATTTGGCCCATTAAGTAAACAATACTGTGTTTATTTCTATTTCTTATCAATCTTCGGATTTATTTTACTTGCCGTTTTTATTATTTCATCTATTTTCGTCGGTTTAAGTAAACGTAAAGGTGTTGATTACTATATGCAAGTTGTAGGAATTGCTTTAGGATATGGTATTTTCTATTTCCAAAACCGTCTATTACACTCCATGTGTGTAGGAACTATGTAAAATTGAGAACCTGAATAATTTTATTTATGATAAATTACATAAAATTATTTATACAAAATATTCAAATAAATGGAATCCGTTAAAAATCCGTCAATTATAGAAATTACACAAGACGAAAGAATCCAGATAATCGGTTTAGCAAATAAATTGACTATTAGTCCATCCGAAGAACCGGAGAGATTTTGTTCTCTATCGAAAGAATTATCAAAGCAATTACCAGAACGTATCATTGATATTTTATTATCGTTCTCAAAAATAGGGTCAGAGACCGGATTTTTATTAATAAGAAATCTGGAAATCGATGAAAATATACCGAAAACACCAGAGTCAAATGGTTATAAAGTAGGAGAACAAACCATTTTAGCTCGCATACAAAGTTTATTTATAAATACGATTTCGGATATGATATCATATGAGGCAGAGGGATATGGTAGATTATTTCAAGATGTAGTGCCAGTAGAATCAATGTCTAAAAATCAAACGAGTATAGGTAGTAGTGTAGAATTAGAGATTCATACTGAACAGGCGTTTTCTAAATTGCGTCCAGATATTCTTAGTCTAGCATGTTTGCGTGGTGATTTAGACGCATATACTCATATTTTACCAGTTCAATATATTTTGAATAATTTGAATCATGACGAAAAAAATTTATTACGAGAACCGCTTTGGAAAACAGGAGTAGATTTATCGTTTAAAATAGATGGTCATGAATTTATAGATGGAGACGTACGAGGTCCAATGCCTATTATAAGTGGTCATCATAAAGACCCGTTATTGGTATTTGACCAAGATTTGATGACCGGCGTTACAGAGGATTCAGATAAGATGGTGAAAAAAATAATAGATATTTACTATAAACATCGATTAAGGCATAATTTGAAACCAGGTGAAATAATACTAGTGGATAATAATCGTGCTGTACATGGTCGCTCGCCTTTTTTCCCAAAATATGATGGTTATGACCGTTTTTTGATAAGATGTTTTGGTACTTTTGACTATGATAAAAGTGAATATGCCAGAACAAATAAAAGTAGAACTATTCAGGCAATTTATAGTTAAATGGTTCACGAATATCATTTTTACGTTATTATTATGAAAAACCATTTTTATAATATAGTATAAAACGATTTGATTAATAAATGGATATTTTGTATTATAGTAATTATTGTAAGCATTGTCAAAAAACATTACAAACTTTAGTAAAAGGTAATTTAACAGACAAAATAAGTTTCATTTGTATTGATAAAAGAGTACGAGACCCAAAAACAAATCAAGTATTTATAACTTTAGAAAATGGTGGTAAAGTCATTATGCCTCCAAATATCCATAGTGTGCCAGCATTATTGTTGGTGAAACAGAATTATCGTATATTATTAGGCGACGAAATCATAAAACACTTTCACCCACAAATGAAACAAATTAATGATATGGCTACGAATTTTAACGGGGAACCAATGGGATTTCATTTAGGGGGTTCTAATGGTGGTTGTAATATTATGTCAGAACAATTTACATTTTATAATATGTCACCTGATGAATTAAGCGCAAAAGGGAAAGGCGGAATGCGACAACTATATAACTATGTTGCTGCGAACGATGATATAAAACTAATTAATACACCACCTGATAATTACCGACCAGATAAATTATCTAATAATGTTACCATCGATAAATTACAACAACAACGTTTAGATGAAATTGGTACTATGTCTCAAAAACAGCCATTTTTATAAAGTCTATAATAATTTTATTTTCTATATTTTTATTTATATTTTTTTCATTAGTACAAAACAATATAAAAATTTCACTATTTAAATATATAAATTCTCTATCATGACCGATAAATCAACTATATTAAAAGCATTTAATAATCATTTTTTCGATTTTTTAGCAGATATTATTCGTGTATTTCCAGATAATCAAGATTTAGCGGTAGCAAAAACTAGTTTCGAAACCATTAAAAAGGCAAATCCTACTATTATTTTAAAAGCATGGAAAGCCTATGTATATTCTCCATACAAAGATGTAATTGACGCAGGTGATATTACATATTTTTTAGAAAAAGATTATAGTAGCGATTTATCTATTTTGGCTAATTCTGGTGAAATAATGAAGATTATCGATAAATTACGCCAACCTATTAAAGAGATGGATGCCGTTAACAAAGAACATTCTATAAAGTATATTCAAAATCTTAGTAAATTATCTATGTTATATGTATAGATGCCATATATTCATTTTGGTAATCAAGTCTTTTCTGGTTATTCACAAGGGATTCAAAATATACAAATAAAAAAAATCGGTATGAAACCACTATTTACATCACAGTCAGCTATGTATTATAAACCAAATAGTTTGGCTAGTGGCGGGGTAGGTACCGTGCGTAATTCTAGAAGCAAAGCTAGATTTACATAATTTATATGCCATAAAAATAATATAGTAAAATGTAGTATATTATTCATAAATCTTTAACCATATAACCGTCGATTCTCATTTATTATAAACAAAAGTTCTCTAGGTTCCATTTTATCAAAATAGTCCAATACGGATTGAAATGTTACTTTTTGTTTAGAGTCTATCTGCGATTTACGTGATTTACGCAAACTAGCCAAATAAATATTTTGATGTATTTTATAAATGAACGTCATATATTTATCATGTATATCATGTTTTTTATCAACATAAAATAGCATATATGCGGCATGAACATTGGATACATAATTTAAATATTCATTTTGTATATTATTAAATATTTTTTTCATAGATGGATAAAATTTCAAATAATTTTCAG